GGCTGCGGCCACGGGCGGGGCTTCACTGGCCGCCGGAGCTGCAGCTGGAGGAGCGCTTGCCGCAGGAGCGCTGGGAGCGGGGCGACTGGAGAGAGCGCGTGCACTCTGCCGCCGCCCGTTGTAGGGCGGCCGCACGCTGGACAATCTCCGTGCCCTGTCTTCCGTCGAGATATTTTGCGGGACGGGTTGAGACGCCGTGGTCACCACGGCCGAGGCGGCGGGTTGAGGAGAGGTAATGGGATCCATGCAATTAACGGCTGCAAGAGCCGGGAGAGTCATGTCTTGCCGACAAGAGGCGTGTTTGAATCACGGATGCGCACTTACGGCACGACCATGGGAGCGGTCAACCGCCAACGATCCTCCCGGGCCGAATGATCCTCCCGGGGTAGGAAATGGATGAAAAATCAGTCCTCCGCCCGTCCGCCTTCCGTCTTCCGCTTCGCCCCGCTCCTTCCGCGTTCGATCTCCGCCAGCGGCCGCACCAGGTGCGCCTCGAGCAACTTCATCGCGTGCATGGATCCCGCCGTGTGTTCGAGGCTGCCCTTGAAATTCGCGAGCTTTTGCGAAGAAACCGCCAACCCCCATTCCTCCCATTGTTCGCGCACCAGCGCCAGGAGCGCCGGATAAGACGGATGTTGCGCCAGCCGCTTCAATTCCTCCATCCGCTGCGCCGGCGTGAGCCGACGCCCCTCCGCCAGCAGTTCCTCATATCGTTCAATCTTCATGATTCAGTCCTGAAGGATTCACCCAAAATCCCAGCTTGCACCGGCTTTGCTGGGACTATTACAAAGCGTTGCTTCATATCTAATCGCCGGATGATAGCAACGTGAGTAAATAAGCCTAAGAAAGTATCAGCCATGTCCAAGATTGACCGCAATCACACCGAAAATAAATCCGAGCAAAAACCCGAACAGCCACACGTAGAAGATTCCGGTGCCGTGAACGCTCCACGCACTCAGACCGAAACATTGCTTCTCGGCGGAGTCGCGTTCACTGCGTTTGTCGCTATCTGGCAATGTATTTATGGTCATTGGAATGAACCTCTCACAAAAATATTTTTGTTAGCATGCGCAGCTTTGGGCGCATGGGCGTGGGCTGGCCATCGGCTCCACTCTGGGAAACCCGCGAAGCGCGCGATTGGTTCTGCAATACTGACGTGGGTGGTTGTGTTCGTCGCTGTGGGCGTGTGGCATATCGCCCTGCCGGTGAAGACAATAATCGTTGAGCGCACCATCCTGTTCGCGGCAAGAAACAACGAACTTCCGTGGTTCTGGGCTGAAGTTGGAACGAATGCGATCCCGTTGCGAATATGCCTGGGTGTCGAAATGGTGGGTGTGGATCCTCAGCCATTGAACGTGCGCGAGTGGTGGATCGAAGCAAAGACAATGGATAAACACTGGTTGGAGCTTAAAACAATCAGCATCCCCACGGCGGAAACTTTCTTTTTGTCTCCAAACAAAACCAATGTAACCGTAATTCGTTGGATTGATGGTCTTTTTGTCTCTTCCATCGAGAAGGCAGTGCCACCACACGAACCGGTGCGCGGCATGGTGTTTCTTGAAACGACCACAAACGTTTTGAATCCGCCCGAATTCAGGCTTTGCTTGCGAACTGTTCTTGGGGACGAAATTCGAGAACCAATTGAGCCAGGCTCCAAAGGGTCCAAAAGATGGGCTATTCATAACCCCGGGTTTTCCAATGCCGGACATCGTGATTTCAGTCATCTGTCGTGGCCTGTCTTCGATACACCGATCACAAATAGATTTTGATGCCTATCGCGCCGCGGCCGCCGGCGTGTCTCCCAGCCGGCCGCTCTGCGCGTTCACCGTGTATTGCTCCACCTGGTGGTTGAGCTGCTGCAGCCGATTATCCACCAGTTCCTTGAACTCCTGGTCCTCCATATACATTTTCCGCAGCTTTGCGTTATTCTGGATTTCCCGCTGCAACGTCTGGGCCCGTAGCTGCCACGCCTGGCCCGGCTTCACGTCCACCCCGATGCCCGCGACCAGCGCCGGCAACACGTGGGTCCGTTCGTCCTCGATCTCCGCCTGGCTGGCGCTCTGGGCCGGCTTGAGCACCCGCTCCGCGAGGTTGGGATCGAAGGCATCGAACGCGTAGGCGATCAGTTCGTCCCGATCGATGCGGCCACCGATATCCCAGGCCAACACTTCCCCGAAGAACTCGAACACCGGCTTGAGATTCGCCAGATCCATGTTCGCCATGTTGTAGGAGATGGACACATCGAACTGCCCCTGGATCTCCTCCCGCGTCGCATGCACGGATTGCGCCTGGTCGTTACCCACCACGCGAAAGAACGTCTCTTCCGGACCAAACTGCTGATACAGCTGCAGGCATTGTGTATCGGTACTCTGCCAGCCCTCCATCCACTTATCGGCCAGGTCCTGATCCATGGCCGTCGCGGCGATACGATTATCCGCATCCGGCAGCAACCGCCCCATGCGCCGGTCCGCGTGATGCCGGATGGACTCCTCGATCTCCTTCGAACCCGGATTAAAATTCGGGCTCTCGAAAAACCCGTAACCCTCGGGCCGATTCGTCTCGATTTGCACACCCGGCCCCCATTCCTCCGGCGCTTCGTTGGCCGGATGATGCGAGGGCGGCAGCGTGCGGATGCTCGATGCGTCCAGGCGCAAATCCCATTGCCCCTTCACCTGCGCCTGGTGCGTGTTCAAAATCTCGCCGTAACCCCGCGAATCATCCAGCACCCGGGAGATGCGTTCCCGCTGGAAATAAGTGAACGGCAACTCCCCATGCTCATAGTTGAGCAGGCCGTGCCAGGCATACGCGTTTCCGTATTGCCGGCGGGCGCTGTTGTTCGTCATGCCCGCGTGAAAGCACGTATACCAAATCCCCAACACCCCCTCCTCGTCGGCCAACCGTCTATACGCATGGACAACCTCATACAGTTTGCCCGACGACAGCAATGTCAGCCCGCCCGTCCGCTTGAAAAGCCGCGTCGCCGAGAGCCCATTCAAGCCCGTGGCCACATTGCCGCGTTGCGTCTTCACCACCTCCTCGACAAATTTCGCATCCCACCCGTGCGACACCACCCGCTCCCGCAAGCGGGCTTCGGTCAGCAACTCCCGGCGATACACGCTGCGGGCCGTATACAAATCCACCGCGTCCTCCGGCAGGAAAATCTCCTCATTGGGCGCCAGCGCCAGGATGCACGGCCGGTTTTCCTTGAGATACGGCCGAGGGAACCGCGCATACCCTTCCATGCGCAGAGCCGTCACCGCCTTGCGAGCGGCCGCCGGCTTCACATCCGGGAATCGTTCGCCGAACAACTTAACCGCCTCATCCTCCCGCGCCGGATCCCGCACCGCGACCGGGAACACCACCTTGGCCACCAACTGTTCGGGCGTGTAACCAGGCGGCGTCATCCCCATCCCGAGCAAATGCTCTGCCTGCTGCGCCTCCGTCACCAGCGTTTCCAAATCGATCTCGTCGTAACCCATCTGCGTCGCCCGCTGCCAAAACGTGCCCATGATGCAGCTGCCCCGTTCCAGGAACCAATTCGCGCACAACTCCGCTTCCGCCCGGGCCTCCTTCATTTGCGTATAACGCAACCAGCGCAGCAACTGGGTAAGCCGCGTGGCCCGCTCCGTGTCATTGGCCTCCGTGGGCGCCACGTGAATCTTGTTCCGGCGCCACACCGTCATCAGCTTGGCCTTGTCCTCGACGACATACGTGTCGATGACCATGGGCCGCGAGTCCGAGGCGCCTTTCCACGGGCGTACCTCACGCTCCCCTTTGCGCGGAGTCCATTTCCGTCCGTCATCGGATTGGCCCGCCCACTGACAAAACCGCGCATCATTGTTGAGCTTCTGACGGCCGAACAAGGAATTGGAGCGACGCTGCACGCACCATTGATAATCCTCCATCACCTCGTTGAGGTCCGGGGATGGGCGGGCGAACTCCTTGAGTTCCGGTTGGGAAGGCGGCAGCGGCGTAGGTTTGGCCATAATTAGGACTTCATTCCCGCATTGAATCCCACGCCGTCAAGTGCAGCCGATCCTCCGGGGATGCTTCAGCGTTTTGCATTCTTCCCCCAAAACCGCACCACGTTGTTAGTGACCGCCTCCAGGGGAAGCTCGTGCCGACCGCATTCGTGGCCATAAGCCGCCGCTCGACACAGCGCAGCATCGTAATCGTCTTGCCTCACCGTGACCGTCATCCCCACCAGCATCGTGAGACCCAGCATTGCACAAGCCAGAATCACCCATGAAACTACACATGCAGCCAAGGAACGGGGTTCATCAAAATACTTCCTGAAGAAGAGCGCCGCGAATAGCTCTCGAGGATAGAAAGCCAACCAGAAGCAACACGCCGCCAGCGAAATCAATCCCGCGGGCAGCAACAGTTTCACAAACGTGTCATTCATAGCGCCTTCACAAGAACCACTTCAAATCATCCCGATAAAAACGTCGGTAACCGCCATCATGCCGCACGCCGGCGAGCTGGCCGGTTTCGCACGCGCGCCGCACCGTCTTGAGCGGGAGCCCGGTCACATCGGAGAACTCGCCGGCGCCCAGCCATTCGTCCAATTCGTCGAGCCAATCCGTTCCCATGGTGAGGCGGCCGTGAATGCGTCCGACGTCCGCCGTGAAATAGAAGGCACGCGGTTCCTCCGGGTCCGGCTGGAACGTGCGCAGATCGCCGTCCAGACGATACTCATCGAGCGCACGGCGTGAGAGCACTGGCAGCGCGGCGAACACCTCCGCCCGCTCGAGCAACAACGGCAGTTCATCAAATTCCACTTGAGTCATTTCAGATCATTCCGCCAATTCCTGCGACGGCGGATACGTCCGCCGGTAATATTCTCGATGCCGATTTAGTTCGTCCATGAATGCCTGTCCGCGCATGTGGCAATCACAGCCCACAGTCGGGCACGGGCGCACGTCCATCATTCGCGCCCAGTATTCGTCCGATAACTGCAAGGACACCGAGCCGAAGATGCCGCCTTGCAACTCCGCCACGAACGCCTCAGGCGACATCCGCCGCGCCTGGTCCAGAATCGCCAGCGCGATACGCGCCGTCCTCTCCGTCTTCATTTCAGCCTGCGCTTCCTGTTCATTCATAAATTTCAGCTTTTCACCCATACCCGCCCCACGCCCCTGCAGTCGCCACGCGGCCGGGCTCAACGTGCAACGGTGACTCCTCCGCCAGGTGCCGAAGTAAATCGATCCACTCTTTGCACGCACCCGATTCCCCGCCGCGCCCCGTGTAGTTGGACAGCGCCCAAATCACTTGCTTGGCTTCCTCGCTTACGAAGAGCCGCGGCGCATTGATGCCCGGCATGAAATCCGCCTCGTGATTCCACGCCAGCAAATCCGTGATGAGCGAGAGCCCGTGTTGAATGTCCTTCCCGCTGGCGGCGCGGATGTTCATTTTCGCGGCCACCACAGCTCCCGCCCGGTCTCGCTGTTCCTTTTCAAACTCCCATTTCAGGCATGTTGTCCCATGGTCTCCCGCGTACTCGGCTGCGCAAAACCGCGCGTCCATGAACCGCTCCCGGATCCGTTCCTGCAACGCCTCCGGCAACTCCGCTCCGCTGGCCAGGAGCGCCCGCAGGGCGGCGGCCTGCCACGGATATTTCATGCGCGTGAACACCGCGTCATTGAAGCTTGGCTTGCCCTCCTGCTCCGCCAACACGCTCAGGTGGTTCAGCAGGATGATGCGCTCCTTCGCCAGCCAACACCGTTTGTATTCCGCCACCCCCCAGCCGAGAGGATTCTGCGCCGGGCCCGGATCCCCGTCCCACCCCTTGCGCGTGTCCTCTGAAGTTTCGCGTTCCGTCGGTATCGCCCAATCCCCATACGTTTGGGCATCCGGAAAATCGCGCACCACGTAGTACGCGGGTTCCTTGCCCGGCGTCGCCAGCACCCACATGGAGGCATACGGCCGCGTGCCGTGCGGATCCGTGAATTGATACAGGGTGCCCTTGGCCGGGAGCTTGGATACCGGCACCACGTTCACGCCTGTGAACCCAGGGAATGCGCGAGCCACCGAATCCCGGGCATACCCGTAGCCGATGCGTTCGATGAACTCCTCCGCCTTGCCCTCGCACAACTTTCGAACATCCTCCGTGTAGGTTCCGAACGGATTGGCGCCGAGATGAAAATAGAGTGCGCGCGCCGGCCGATGGAAATCCGGCTGCGCCACTGTCGGCATGTGTCCCCGGGGACACCCTTCGATGCGCGCCTTGGGCAAGAGCTCCGCCGGCGCGGACTCCAGGACGCGGCCGGCGCCCATGAATTGTTTGATACCCGGCGTGATGCCGCGCACCGGAGTGAACGTCCACATCCCTTTGGCCTGCCGAAACGGGGTCCGGCGGGAGAGCACCTCGAGCCATCCCCACGTGAGCGATTCATCCCCCCACCATCCGATGTTTTCGATGGGGGACCCGTCTGAACGCTTGGACAACTCCTGGCCCGTCTTCAAGCGCGCCCCGAACTCCCACCCTTCATAATCCGTGGCCGCCGTCTTGTACGTCAGAAAATAAATCTCCGTCCGATTCTCGAGCACCAGCTTGCCGTCCGTGAACCCGTTGGCCTGGGTGTAATTGACCTTGTAGACCGGGTGCCGCTTGTTGTTCAGGTGCTTGATGCGCGCCTCGAGGTAATGCCACACGATCTTTTGTTGCGTGGCGATCGAGGCTTCGTCCTTTTCCGAGAGCGCAATCAACACCCCGCCGGGATAAGCCAGGGCCGCCTCGCAGAACCGTTTCCCAGACCACCACGATTTTGTGGTTCGATTCGCGCCGAACACCGCCACGATCTCCACATCGCGCAGCTGCCGGTCGGCGAACTTCCAAGCCTCCGGTTCAAACCCGTGCGCCAGAGGATTGGTTTCGGCCAGGCGCAGCAATCGGGTGCGAGCCCGAAGCCACTCCGCGTACTGCGACGCCCCATCCGCCTGCAGGGCGAGCCCCGCCAACTCCGTATCCGAGAGCACTGGTAAAAACGGATGCTCCTCCGGCGCCGGAAAACTGGCGGTCTCGCTCATGGGATTCAGGCCAGCGCTCTTTCCAGCGCATTCTTCGGTTTCTGCTTGAGCCAGGGCCACGAGGCGCAACGAAATCCGCACGCCCCGCGATGACCGCCCCCGCCGCATTTCACCGCAATGACCGACAGGTCAATGTGCTCCTTCCCCGGCGCATGATAGAGCGACACACTCCAATCCCGGCCCGTCCATTTGAATCCCAGGCAGGCGTCATGTTCCGGCCGCAGGCCAGCCGTGAACAACAGCGAATTGTAGCGGGCATGATTGCAGGCCAGGAACGTCAATCCTTCCCACTCCACCGTGAACCCTTGCTCGCGGATGATGGATTCGTTCTGGCGCGTCTGCGCGTACTGCACCGCCTCACCTCTCTCCAGGAGCGCCTCGACAGCGATCTGACCGCAATCGCGTTTGCCCTCTGCGTCCTCCTCCTGGTTTACCAACATGAGATCCCACATGTTCTCAGAAAGCTCCACGCTTCTGAGACCATGCTGGAACCGCTCCGCATTCGGGTCCCGCTTGTCCCAAATGTCATATTCGCCAGCGAGCCTCACAGCGTAAGGCTCCGCCACCCGCCGCTCCACAAACGCATCTTTAGTTGGCAGCCCGGGCAGGGTCGGGTCGAAGTATCGCCATGCCAACCGGCACGCCGCCACGCCATCGATTCGATACCCCGGAATGTCGGACGCGTAACGGTCGATGGCCGATTTGTGATGATCGATCCAGATGAGGCCCGGATGCCCCATGAGCGTCGGCACCGATAGATCCAGAATGTAAACCGTCTCCTCGATGGGACTGACAGGTTCCGGGTCCCCGTAATCCCAGCCGATGAATTCGACTGGTGAGGAAGGAGTGGCTGGGACAAAACGCCGGGCGATCTCCCTGCAAAAAATCCCATCAAAGTCCGCGCGGTGATAGATGACAGTTGTTTTCATAGTCAGTGGGAAGTGAGGTCTGAGGCCGGAACCGGCGGCGGCGTTGGGTCGCTCACCGCCTGCGGTCGGTCATCCAATGCGTATAGCGCATCCAGGATGCAATGCCGGCAAACGTCGCCGGTATTCGTCGCCCCATCGAGAGTGTTGACCACCTCCACCGTCAACCGGCCGACGGTCGCCTGCAGCCGGCTGCCATTGGCACCCAGGCGCGGTGCATTCTGGTCATCGAGTTCCCTCCCGCACACATCACAGAATGTTTTCGTCATGACTTTTGGTCCTTCGATTTCAGCCATTGGCCACGACCTCGAACGCTTTGTGGGCGATCGCCACCCACGCCCCGCTTTGCTTTTGCTTCGACGGGTCTGCTCGAAACGTTTTCCAATCCGGCAACGGATCTCCGTTGAAAGCTTTGCCGCCGACTTGCGCGCAATATTCCTCGTAGAGAACTCCGGCTATCTTTTCCATGTCTGGCATAGGTTGTTTGGTTAGTTGTTTTTAAGAAAAATACTTGTCCAGTTCCGGATGCGACCTGCACCACCACTCCTCGATGGTGATCGATCCGCGTGAGCGGATGCAAATGCGCGGCGGTCGTTTCCAGTTGCGAACGATGCGTGCATACCGAACGCGGCACCCAGAACCCGTGCGCCGGCGCCTCCGGCGGATAAAACCGCCACGCCTTCTCCGTCGATGCCTCGTGCCGAAAACATCCCTGCCGGCTCATGATTCCCCCTTCTCAGCGGCCGAGACCAGTCGTCGGCCCTGCGCCATCATCACCGCCACCCGCTTCCTCTCCATCAGCTCAACGATCACCTGCGAGCCCACCTCGATCGCGCCCAACTGCACCGCTTTGGTCCGCATGCTCAAGCACACATCAAAATGTTCCCTGGGCGTCCCCGGCTTCTGGAGCCAGCGTTGCGCCAGTCCGATCTTCACCGCCATCGAGAGCAGTTCCTCGGTTGTGTCCGCCACCATGTGACACATCTGCATGTGCCCGAATCGCTCCCGAAAATCATCCACGTAGACGCTCACGGTTTCCCCTCCAAACGTTTGAACTCCACCACCCACACCCAAGGATTCACCGACCACCCAAAGCCGCGCTTGGCATTGATGGAGTCCCAGAGATTTTGGAAATCGAGCGGCTCCGCTTTCGACGTGGACAGCATGCAGCCCTCGGCCACCACGTCACTCATGGAAATTTCACGAACCCTATCCACCCGCACGCTGACGATTTCAAGCGTGAGACGCGAGAGTTTGCGCGGCATGAAAATCGACGGCCTCCACTTCTCGCCAACC